TTTACGAATTCCTGTATCTGGTGGTGATCCAAATAGTGGTGAAAGGTATAAATTGGATCGAGCCGGATTAGCAATGAATTTTTTGTATACCTTAAATGCTAGCATGTATGTTGAATTACCTCGACAAAAAGGAAAAACAACGACAGCATGCGCGCGATATTTGTGGATATTCAATTTTGCATCAACAAATTCAGACATAATGTTTATTCATAAAGACCATGCTGGGTCGAAGGATAATTTAAAGAAGGTTAAGGACTTTAGAGAAGCTTTACCTTCTTACTTGAAATTTGATTCTGCTATTGGTGTTGATGGAAAGAAGTTAAAAGTTCCAAATACTATTGAAAAAATGCAGCATCCATTTAATAATAACCGAATTGTTACTAAACCTTCTGCCAGAACAAAAGATGCAGCTAACAACTTAGGTCGTGGTGCTACAATTCCTTTACAATTTTATGACGAGTTTGCATTCATGCCTTTCAATGAAATAGTTTACATGGCTGCAATTCCTGCATTTTCTACTGCTAGCGAGAATGCAAAGAGAAATCGAGCTCCTTATGGCATTATGATCACTTCAACTCCAGGAGACTTATTGACAGATTGTGGAGCTTATGCTTACAAAATAAGAAATAATGCTACTCCATTCAGGGAAAGTTTCTATGACATGACATTTGAGCAAATTAACGACATCAGAAATAGTAATTCAAATTCAAATTTGTTCTTAATTTGTTATTCATATAAACAATTAGGTGATGGCCCAGAATACCTTAACAGAATGATTAAAGAAATGCAAGGTAACTGGCCAGCTATTCGAAGAGAAATTCTTCTAGAATGGGCAGAATCACCAACAGAATGTCCATTTTCTCAAGAAGACCTTGACATTATTCAGAGTTATTGTAAAGAACCATCTGGAATTATTCCGGTAATGGGTGGCAAATACGAATTTTTGAAATATGAAGACATTGATACAACTTACCCTCCAATCATAGGAGTCGATGTTTCAGGAGCCGAATATCAAGATTCATCAACTGTTGTTATCATTGATTCAAGAACAACTCGAGTCTGCGCAGTTTTAAATTGTAACTACATGCCTGTTGACGACTTGTCCCAGGTAATTTACGAAATTGTGACTAGACATCTTCCAAATGCTGTTATTAACGTAGAACTAAATGGAGAAACTGAACAGTTAACCTCAGCTCGTAGAGCAATCTGCGAGTTTCATGGAGTTAATTGCTACGAAGTAGGTAAAAACTTAAACACTCTTGCTGCTTAGCAAGGTACGAAAGTAGAAAAAAGATGTTAAGATGATGATACGGTTAAATCCTAAGTCATTAATTTAAGCCTAAGTGTAGCAGCGAATCTTTCAAATTTAATTGAAAGAACGTTCAACGATCATCCCTTGACGAGGGAGTAGATCCTCAAGCTAATGGAGGAAGAAAAATACCGCCCAATTTTAATTGGGAAGACACATGATCTGCTCTCCTTTTGTAATGAAAGGAGCTTGGAATTTCCAAGCATTGCATGTTGCGAATGCAATGAAACATAATGCGGCAACGTATTAAAGGGTTTCGGACGATCTGTCGTTCAAAGACTACTAAAAACTTCGGTGAAGAAAAATCTTTACTGGGAAGTAAAAGAAAAAGTAATTGAAGAAGCGTTTAATGGTTATCGAATGGATAAAGTTAAACGCAAAGTTAAAGTTTATGGTACAACTTCTACTAAAGCTGTCCGTGCTCGTTTGATTGAAATATTAATGGAGCGTGTTCGTTATCATAAAGATAAATTTGTTTGCCCATTATTGTGGGATGAAATGCGAGCAATGGAAGTAAAGAAGAGCGGAAAAATTGAGCATTCTGATCATACCCACGATGACACAGTTTTTGGTTACCTAATGGCGCTTTACGTTTGGTATGATGGTAAAAATCTTATTGAAAACTTTGGTATTCAAAAGATGACCCTCAAGACTGATCAAGATGAGGAACTTTATGAAGATGGTTTTGAAGATGCTATTGAGAAACGTGAAAAGATTACCATTGATAATTCACTTACAGAAGACAGAAATGACATTCAAGAAACACTTGAATGGGTTGAAAAGTCAGTTGGTATTAAAACTGGTTCGCAATTAATGGGTGAGCAGTTTGTTCAGCGACTCAATATGCGAGATTCTTTCATTATTCAGTACCCAGAACTTAATGATAAATTAATAGAAAAGACTGGAGTTAATGTTACTCCTAACCAACAGCACATGAGTACTGGGCAAATTACCTTACCGGATGATTTGTTTAATCCAGAAATTAATCTTGATCTAGATGATGAAATTGATTTTGGTAATCAAGGGTCATTCTCTACCAACAGATCACCACTAGCTGGAAATTTGTCGCAATTCTATGACATGTTGTAGGAAATTATTTTAATGAACCTTTAATTAATAGAATTGAATTTGCTAGCTAGAGTAGTGGATTTGATTCTAGGGATAATTATTTTTCATACAATTATTAATGGGCTAGGGGTTTACCTCCTAGTCCTAATTCTTTTTTAACATTATTCGCACTATTTGATAAAAGTATCTTAGTTTTAAATTAATTTTTCACGAGGAGGAGTTAAAATGAATAACTACGTATCGTCAATTGATACAGATATTGGTATTGGCTCGATTTTGTCAAATTTTGAAACAGCATGGGTCATGAATACCGTTAGAGAATCATTAGACATTAGGTTCAGACCTTATGAAGGACCAATGCCAAACTTTGTTGATATTTTGAATCGACAGTTTGAAGTTTTATTAATGGATTCTCCAGATTATCGAGACCAAGTTCTTCAGACAAGAGACCAAACATTCCAGGAAATTATTGAAGTTATTTGTGGCTACTACAATTTGGAATTTTCTGGTAATTACGAGGAGATTCAGCCAGTAGAATTGTACGGAATTGCTAGAACGCTTTATGACATTTTCATTTCAAGATTTACCATTTACATGATTGACTTTTACGTAAATTACGTAATGTCGAACATTGATCCAATTTATGCATACTTAAATGCTGATGAAAATGTTAGAAAACCTAGAGAAAAGGATATTCCGGTTAAGAGCTACATTGATCCTAAGTTCTTATTAATTCATGCTAACTTAAATCAGGTTATTCTTAACACTGCAGCTTACGACATTAGTTTAGAAAACTTATTATCTTTCTTTGTTGACAAGAATACCGCTGACAGATTGTGTTCTTATCTTGACGACAAAGGAGACATTTACAAAAACTACTACGCAATTTACTTAAAAGATGAGCGATACATGGCAGAATTGCTAACAAGTATTAAATTGAAGCTGCAATCAAAGACACAAGAATCATTTGGAATGAAATAAACTTAAAATGGAGGATAATGCTTTGGAGAATTTAAGAGTTCTTAATAATCCAGGACTAGAAAAACAGCAGGTTGTTGTTAATATTAATCCAGAAACTGGAGCCGAGGACATTTCTGGAGTTTACAATGAGGCAGATTATGAAAATCTCGAAAGTTCTTTTGATAGTTTAACAGAATCAATTGCCGATATTGACATTAATGATGAAGACGTTTTCGATAATACCCCTGCAACTGAAGATGAGCTAAATGCTACAATTAACGAATCAGATTCATCTTTAATTCATGAGTTAGCTGAAGGTTCAGGATCACCAGAAATTTCTTTAGAAACAGCTAAAGAATTGTTAAATGTTGTTAATAAGAAAATCAAAGGTGAAAAGTTTAATACTTACAAGGAAATGCCTGAGCAGATTAAAGAAATTATTGATAAATATGTGACAAAAAATGCTGTTGGATTGAATCAGGCAGTTAACTTAAATGCAATTAAGAAGAACGTCGCTGATGCTTTGCTCAATGACTTTATTAACGACATTCAACTAAATCGAATGAAGAATGATTTTGCCACAGATATGGAAAACATTTACAAGGATTCGATTAAAGATATTGCTGCTGGTACACTTGAGTACATTGATGAAAGAAACAAGGCATACAGAAATGCTGCTAGTGAAATTGAAGATGAAGAAAAGCGAGCAAAAATGCTGGCAATTCTTGATCAAATTGATGAAGCTAGGTCATTAAACCAGCTAAAGGAATATGCTAAGCATTGTAGAATCAAGTCAATCGAATTGGAGAAACCAGATAATCGAGTTTATTCACAATTCTTATTCAAGTACAAGAATTCAACTAACAATATTTACGACATCAACTTAGCAAAGAAGGTTTTATTCCGTCATCTTGGTTCAGAAGGTTATTCAATTCGAGACATTGATGCATTCTTTATTTGTTTCTGCAAGCAAGTTAAGAATTATTCACCAACAAAGCCAGTTGATCATGCATACATGTACTACGTTCTTTATTATTGTGCTTTGCTGGATGGAGATAACAGTACAATTTTCAAGGATAACGTTAAAGAAGTAATTGGAAATCTTAAAGAAAGAAATCCAATTCTTAAATAATTTTTTGAGGAGGATAAATAGTTATGGAAGTTAGAAACAATAAGTTTACTCAAAACTACACAAAGGTTTACTGTGAGGATGATTGGAAGTTTAATGCTCCTCATCATTTCACAGTTTCAAGCATCGAAGGAAAAATCCTTAATGAAATTCATTTCCAGGAAGGTCCAATCAAAGAAGTAGGAATCAATGGTGTTAATAACGAGGATCTTCTTCTTATGGTTGTTACCAGATTGGAAAGTTTCCAGAATTCTGAATACCGATGCGATGAGAATGCTGAGGCAATCAATGCAATCTACGAGGCAGTTGATGCTCTTAGAAAAAGAACAAACAAGAGAATTGATCGTGGAGTAGAAGGAACTAGTGAAGTTTAATTATTTTGGCAGTACTGGGAAACCAGTACTGCCTCTTTTTATCGAACTTATTAATAAATCTCAACGAACAAAATTTAAAACATGTTTTTCGAGATAGAAAATTTTACAGAAAGGTAGGTAGAACAAGCATGTTAATGGATATTAAATGCTCAATGGTTCCATCAATAAAAGTACGACTTAGATTTGATGATCATTCTGAAAAATGTGCTTTAGTAAGTATCGGTGATCTTGTTTGGGCTCAGTACAATGCCAATGGTTGCCGTAAAACTATTGAAGGCAAAGTAATTAAAGTTTGTGCTTACGGCGAAGATCCAAAGTCTTGGTACATTGTAGTTGATGGTTCTGATGATTTTGAATCTCAGCAAGCAAAGTTTTCTCCTATGTCCATTCTTGATATTGAAATTCTACGTAAAGCTGGTACTCTTGATTCAGTTCAAACAGTTTCTGGTGATTATGCTGTACCTTACCTTAGAATTGTTAAGGGTAGATTGCAATACAGTATTGACAGCTTTGATTGGAAGCCAATTCGAATTGACAATCGCGACATTATCGAAGATCAAGAAGGAACAGTTCCAATCGATCCTCCTCCTTGTCCATGTCCACATGATGATTTCCATGATGATTGTGGTTCTCATACTTGCGGAATTAGCGATGATGACGGAATTGAGGATGCAAATTGGTAAATTTTTAGAAAGGAGAAATTAAAATAATGAAATATTCATTACCTAAATTATGGTTAGCAAGAATTCCTGAAATTTGGGATAGAACTCTTCCTGCAAATTTTCCAAAGTCTAGTTCTGAATTTTCTCTTTCTTACGGCAAGCAAGAAATTCTTGATGCTGTTATGGAAATGGAAGCTAATCTTGGTACAGATGAGTCAATAATTGATTCAGTTGTTCCTGAAGGATCAGTTTGCTCTGGTTATTTAGGAACTTATGATGTTACTGGTGAAGCTGGAGTTGAAACTCTTCTTAGTCCTGAAAAGGTTAACACTGAGAATATTATCGCAATGCATTACGATGTAGATGCTGAGGAATGGTCTCAGATTGAAGACGCTCACGTTGTTAACGGCTATGTTTGGGGAACTCTTGAGTCATTCTCCCCAATTGCTATTTTCACCTACATCAAAGACATTCATGCTGAAACTCATGTTGATGGTCTTTCTGGATCTAGCTTTATCGTTGCTGATGGTAAAGCTATTAAGATTGCTAAAGATGAGGAAGATGGTAAGACTTATGTTATTTGCGGAGCTACAGGAACAAAACTTGAATTAACAAATGGAACTATCGTTATTGGTGGTTCAATTGATGGTACTCCAGTTGAATCAACATCAGTTGCAGTTGCTCCTGGAGTTGAAATTCCAACAGTTAAGATCGTTGGTGGTTCAGTTTACGTTGGAGAAGGATTTACAACAGTTAAGTCTGTCAATGTTTTTGCAGAGAATTGCAAGATTAAATCGCTCACTGGTTCTTACGGTGCAGTTAGAACTGAAGCAGTTAATTATGACCTTAATGGAGTAACTCTTAACTTCATGGGTTGTGGCGAAGGATACAGACAGGTTGGTACTCCTAATCCTTCATTTGCTTCAAGATGCTGGGCTAAGGATGTTAACATGAAGCTTGTTAATGTTACTGATGAGCTCACATTTATTGGTCAGAACTGCGAATACTTCTACGTTCACAATACTTATGCTTACGTTGAAGGTGGAAAGCATGATTATTTAATCATGGGTGGTTCAAATGATGGTACAAATACTACAAAGATGGACGTAGTTGATGCTGAAGTTGGAATTTTCCAGACAACTAACCGTGGTAATGTTGCAGATGCTAAAGCAACATTCGTTGGATGTACAGTTGAAAACCTCTTTGTAGGTGGAGATGCTACAGATTCATCTGTTACTGGTACAACTGGTAAACTTAGATATGAAATTAATGCTTCTGATCATGGTAGCTACAACATTGTTAACGGAACAGAAGCAGGACAACTTCTTACAGCAGAAGTTGCAGATAAGATTGTAGATGCTGTTAAAGTATCTAGATCTGCTAATGTTACTATTGCACCTGAATTGCTTGACATTTTGGGGGCTAAGTATATAGTAAAATAACGCGTTTAAATCTTGGGAGGTAAAATCAAATGATTGATCAAGGTTGTACACCAAAAAAGCCCAAGACTAAACCACTACAGTTCAAACGTGGAACTGCAGATGCATTCAGAAGATGTAACCCTGTTCTTCTTTGTGGAGAACCAGGTTACGAGTATGACACCAAAAAGTTAAAGGTAGGTGATGGAAGGACTCCTTGGAATCGCCTACCTTACATTGGGGATTTCAATAAACCAAAAGATGGTAAATCTGCTTATGAGCTTTGGCTTGAGCAGGGTCATTCTGGAAGTATTAATGATTTCCTTGAATCACTTGTTGGTCCTTCTGGTAAATCTGCGTATGAAATTTGGTTGTCTCTAGGTCATGAAGGCACAGTTGTTGACTTTATTGACTACATCCAAGGTGATTCTGCGTATGAATTGTGGATTCAAGAAGGTCACACTGGCACAGTTGAGGATTTCTTAGATTCATTAATTGGACCATCTGCTTATGACGTGTGGATTTCTGCAGGTCATACTGGTACAGTTGATGATTATCTTGACTGGCTTAGATCGACTACTTGGGGAACTTTTTAAAAACATTAAAATAATGAGTTTAACTCATTAGAAAACAAACAAAAACAAAAATTAGGAGGTTTTTAATTATGGCTGATCCTACAATTAGCAATTCAAAGATTCTTTATTATGGTCTTCAGGCAGCTTATGATGCTCTTGAGACTAAGGACGCTGACAAGCTTTATTTCTGTACTGATTCTAAGAAGATTTTCAAGGGTTCAGTAGAAATGACAGAGCAGGTTCGCTTTGCTGCAACTAAGTCTGGTGTTGCTTCTCCAGTTTCTGGAAAGCTTTACATTTTCGCAGACACA